TTGGCGCTTGCTCGCGCTCCAAGATACCCTCGATCATGGACACGGGATCGCTATCGCTCCCGGCGGCCGGGTTGGCGGTCATATCATCCATGTCAAACTCGTATGCTTAGAGGTTGTCGGTGCCGTCGCGGAGTTGCGCAAGCGCGGCTTTCGCCATCGCCCCGTCTTCCAGCGCGCGGGTTAGTTCCAGGCGCACTTCGGCGAGCGCCTGAATGTGATGCCAGAGCGCCTCGCGCCCGGCTGTGTCGGTTGGCTGCGTCGCGCGCCACGTCATCATGAACCGGGCTTCCAACGCCTCGAAGGCCCCGACCAACAACGGGTCATCGATGTACGCGCGCGCGCGTTCGGCCGCCGCGACCGTGCGGCGCAATTCCAATTCGGTATCGTTCATGGGCTACTGCACCGATCCGTTCGGCGGCCCGGCTGGCGGCTGTATCTGCTGCTTGAGAAGCTGCGCCTGCTGACGCATCGCTTCACGGTCCCGGTCAACCTGCGCCCGCACCTGAGCGACATTGATCTGCGCCCCGTATCGCGCCTGCAACTCCGCCTGCTTCAGCGCGAAGTCCATATCCATTTCGTCGCGCTTGCGGTCATCTTCCCGGCGCATCTTCTCCGCTTCAAGCGCCAGCTTCTGCTGCTCGATCTGCGCTTGCATCTGCACGGCCAGCATGTTCGGATCGGGCGGAGGCGGTTGCGGCGGTTGCTGCTGCTGCTGGCTCGGATCCTTGAAGTACTGATCGACGTTCTTCAGCCCCGAAAGCTGCACCAACTTCGCCAACGTATGGTAATACTCCAGCGGCGTTACCATTCCGCCCAGCCCGCCAGTTTGCAAGATCCCCTCCTGCGTCGCCTGGATCTGCGACAGCAGCGCAAGCTGTTCGTTTTTATTGCCGCTGCCCAGGCCGACTTCCGTCGTCAGGTCCATGTCGGCGTCCCACTGGCGCGGGTCCATCTCCACCCACGTGTTCCGCAGGCGAATGACGCGGCTGCGCTGCTGGTACTTGGTGACCAGCCGCAGGATCAGCTTGAACGCATGCCGAATACCGGTTTCAGCCATGACGCGGGCGATCAGTTCGACGCGCTGCGCCGCCGCCGACTGCAGCGCCGCGACGCCCGTCGCCGTGCCGGCAGCACTGCCGTTGAGCACGTCGGCATCGATGCCCTGCGCCATTTTGCTGACGCCGGACCGCGCTTCCAGGGTCCTGTCTACGTACTCCAGCATCGGGAACGCCTGCCCAGCGACAAACGTCGTGTTGAGTTCGCCCACCATCCCCGGCGCCTTGACGCGCACCACCCCGCCGGCTTCCGAGTTCAGCAGTTCCTGCAGATTGACCTGCCCATCGACCGCCCAAACGCGCGGCTTGTTCGCCAGATACAGGCTGTTCAGCGCCTGCCGCGTGATGGCGGTTTTGATTTCTTGCAGATCCTTGACCAGATCCGCGATGCTCAGCCCGTCCAGCCGGTGAGGCATCAGCAGCGGCGACAGCACCGCGAACGGCGGCGCGTCAACCGGTTCAATGTCGAGCAGCTTGGAGCCGTTCGTGCCCGCCAGCGTCACCTTGACGAACTCGGTGATGCCGTCGCCGTCATGGTCAATTTTCGTGAACCATTCGGTCACTTCGACCAGCCGCGACGCGCGGTCCCGGCTATCGCGATTGACGCTCTCCAACGTGCTCGGGTCCATGCGATGCGAGCGCTCGCCCCACTCGTCATCCTCGTCCGCAGTCGGCAGGTCGTCCACCACCGCCGGATCGAACCCCTGCTCGATCAGGTCCGACTGCGTCACCCGGCGCCGATGTCCCTGACCCGGATCGGCCGCCGACTTGCAGGTTGGCAGGAACAGATACTCTTCCCCCGGCACGCACTCTATGCACACCCGGCCATCCGGCTCAGTGATCGACAGCCGCACGTCGTACAGCGGCGTCGGCTGCCCGTCCGGCCCCGGCGGCCCCGGAACCGCCGACTGCTCGGCCGCCGAGATGTCCACCGCCGGGTCCCGCAGCAGCATGGAGAGCTGCATTTCGCTCAGGCCCGCCAGGTCCTCGGTCCGGACCTTCGGTTCGTCCAGCCACCAGATTTTGACGACGCCCAGCCGGGCAATCAGCGCGTCTTTGATCCATGTATGGAGGATCAGAAAGCCGTCGTTCTGAGAATTGAAAACGTAGTTGACGAAATCGGTAGCCTGCTCGGCCGCCGCCTCATCCTCCGGCCCGCGCGGCTCAAAGCGCACGACCTCATCCGACGACGCGAAGACCTTCAGCAACTGCGGCATCAGCCACTCGACCGTCTCCAGCGTTTCGCGCGTGATGACGGACGACTGCCCCGGCTTGGACGGGTAGATGTTCTTGCCGAGGTACGCATCCAGCGCCTTCTGCCGCTCGTCGCTCAGCGTCCCGGCATGGCTTTCCGCCGCCGCGATCTCCCGCGCGCAGATTGCCCGGATATCGTCATCGTCCAGCGGACGCGGAGTGGTCACCATGCTCTATCGCTTCCGCTTGTCGTCGGTGAAAGGCGCCAGCAGGCCGGACAGCGGCACGCGCGACGCCAGCAGATCCGCCTCCCCGGCCCGCGCCGGGTCGAACGCGGCGAAGCGAGAGCGAACGCCGGAGGGATCGAGCATCATGAACGACGTCGAACCCTTGCCCTCAAAGCGGTTGGTGTAACGCAAAGCGTCATAGCCCTGCGACCGCAGGTAACCGACCGGGTCAAACGCGCCCGCCTGCGCGGCAGCGAGCTGGGCATCATCGAGCATGCCGCGCGAGTAGAGTTCCGACGCCATCTCCGCCGCGCCCCAATTCGCCAGATCCGGCACGTCAAGCGCCTTGTTCACCCGCAGCTTGACCGGATACGTCGCCCCCGCCTCCTGCCCGACCGCCGGGTGAACTCCCGTCTCCCGATCCATCGGCCAGCGCATCAGATCGGCATAGCGGTCCCGCGCCGCCTGCTCCGTGCCGAAATGCGTCTCCGGCCGGAACGCCGTCCCGACGTCGCCATGCAGCGTCGAGTGATAGGCATCGACGTTGTACCCAAGCTCCGCCGCCCGCGCCGCCCGCGCCTCCGGAGACAGATCCAGCGACCTGCCGCGCAGGACCTCGACCGGCAGATCGGCCAGGCCCATCTCGGCGGCCGCCGCCGCGCGATGGTGCCCGTCGAGCAGGATCACGTCGTCGCCGTGCGCCATGCCGTACAACGGCCGCTGGGTGATCCGCTCCGGCGCCGAGGTATACCCCGCGACATGCTCCGGCAGGACGTTGTTCTGCCCATACATCAGCCGCTCCACCGGGATCCGCTCGACCGTGCCAGTCGCCACGTCCCCAACCGCCCGGTTGGCCGCCGAGAACTGCTCCGGCGTCGCGCGCCGCATCACCGGCCCGGCACCGAGCGCCCCGGCCGGAGCGCCGGCCGGCATCAGCGTCGACCCCAGCGCCGACGCAACCGCCCCGATCCGGCCGCCGCTGGTCGCGGTCGGCAGCAGCGGCTCGTCCAGCGCATCGCCGCGCAGCAGCGCCATCGTCGGCTCCGCACCGGCCCGAGCACCGCCCGCCAGCCAGTCAACCACGCCGCCGGGAAGTTCCGACAGGTTGCGCCCCGACCGCCGCAGGTATTCCGTGAAATCCGCCAACAGTCCGCCGCCCGGCTGGCGCTGATCGTCCAGCAAGCCCATCAGACGATCCACCCGGTATCGACCTTCAGTGGCTTCGACCAATCGTCCACGTCATCCCGCAGCCCCACCGCGAGGTAGCGGAACGCATCCGCCGAATGCGAACAAAAGTCGTGGAGAGGCCGGTTCTTGAACGCCTTCAGCTTGTCGTCGTATTCGCGCCGGTATTGGGCGAGCGCATCCCGGCCGCGCTTGGTGCGCTCCTCATCAAACCAGCAGCGCGGCAGCAGCCCGCGCACGGCGCTGATCCCGTCATCGACGCCAAGCTGCGCCACGACGCGCACGTTCCGCAGGCCCAGCGTCTCAAGCGTGTCCAGCCGGGAAACGCCCGTGCCCAACTCCTTCACGCGCACGTCATGCGGCAGCAGATGTTCGCCGTAGACGTAACCGCGATCCTGGAGAACCTTGGCGTAGTGATCCAGGCCGACGCCCGACGCCTCGTAGTAGTCGATCAGCCGAACCTCTTTGCCGACGCGCTGACAGAACCAGATCGCGGTGCTGTCGCCGATGCCCAGGTCCCAGGCCGTCGTGACCTTGACGTGCGGTTCATAGGGAACGCGGGTAACGCGCTTGCTCTCTTCGGCGTCCCGCATCTGCGGCCCATAGTACGCGCCGATGATCGCCGCCACGAAGGAGCACTCGAATTCCTGCTGGTAGCGGTCCTCGTCCGCCATCTCGCGGCGCGCGCTGTCCAGTTCGGCCTGATCGACAACGCCGGTTTCCGACGCACGGTAAAGTGCCGCGAACCACTCCGGATCGCTGGTGGTTCTGGCGTACTCGTAGATTTCGTAAAAACTGTTGCGCCCCATCGGCGTGCCGATCCAGACCGCCCAGCCTTTGCGGTCCGCCAGAGCCGGCCGGATGATCTCCGACCACAACCTCTGCGGCATCTGCGCGAACTCATCGAACACGACGCCGTCGAAGTACACGCCGCGCAGGCTGTCCGGATTATCGGCGCCGTAGACGGTTATCCTCGCCCCGTTTGGCAAGTCCGCCCTTAACTCCGCTTGGTTGAAAATCACGCCCGGTATCGGCCGCAAGTGCGCTTGCAGATAGTCCCATGAAATCTGCTTGGCTTGGTTGCGGTACGGCGCGATGTACGCATAGCGCGGCCGTTCCAGCTTGCAGCGGAGCGCGCGGTCAATCAGTTCGTTCACCGCCAGGACGGTCTTCCCGAAGCGGCGATGGCAGACCAGCACCGAGAACCGCTTGAGGCGCCGATGCAGTTCGGCCTGGAGCGGCCGGGGATGGTAGCCCGTCGAGACGGTGATGCTATTCGCCGCGATCAATGCCGGTCACGACGTTGAGGTTGATCCCGCCGGAATGCTCGAGGTCCTGCTTTTCCCGCCACCCCATGCGCGACTTCGTCCACCAGATCAGCGCCGCCGTGTTGCCATCCTTGACGCCCTGGTTAAACAGCGTCTTGGCAACCTGCGCGTTGGCCTCGATCACGCCGAGGTCCAACTCGTTCCGGTAGTGGGTGCGCAGCGTCTGAACGTGGATGTCAAACACCCGCGCGATCTGCTCCTGCGGCGTCCCGTAAGCCGCCAACGCCTTGACCTTCGCGCGGTCAGCGTCAGTAGGCTGGTGCGGCGGCCGACCGCCGACATCAACCAGTGCTGGATCATCGGATTTCAACTAGTGAAAAACCTTCTACTCTGCGGCTTCCAGTCGGCTCCCGCTGGTAGCCGATAGAGCGCTGCGGGCTGCGCTCACCGCGTCGTCGTAGGACCCCGCGCAATTCTTCGCCCACTCGCCGCCGGCATAGCGCGCCTCGCACACCTCGGCGAAGGACCGCCCGTCGCCTTCCAGCGTCGCCGCCTGCCCGGTGAAGTTCCGCCACCGCTGCACCGCGACATCGACGTAGGCAGGATTAAGCTCGATGGCGCAGGCCGCGCGCCCCGTCATTTCGCAGGCGATAATTGTCGTGCCGGAGCCGGAGAACGGCTCGTAGACCGCCTGACCCGGCGCCGAGTTGTTCTCGATCGGCCGGCGCATGGCCTCGACCGGCTTCTGCGTGCCGTGCCCGGTTTCCGACTTGATGTGCTCGATGAACCAGACCGTCGACTGCTTGCGCCCGCCGCGCCATTTCGCCGTCGCGCCGTCCTTCACGGCGTACGCCGCGACTTCGTGCTCCGCGTCGAAGCGGTTCTGCCAGCCATCATCGGCGGCACCCTCGGCCACCGCATAGAGACACGGCTCATGCTGCCAGTGATACGCGCCGCGCCCGATCGCGATCCGCGTCTTGACCCACACGATCTGCGCCCGCGTCTTGAGCTTGCAGGCAGACAGGCTCTCCGCCACAGGACCGGCGTGCAGCCCGCCGTGCCACACGTAAGCGACCGACCCGGGAAACAGCGCCCAGGCTTCGCGCCAGTCAGCCCGGTCGTCGTTGAGCACGACGCCGGTTGCGGCTTCCGGACCATTCAGTCCGGCGCGCTGCCGCCATGCCGGATCGTATTCGACGCCGTACGGCGGATCGGTGACCATGAGGTGCGGCTTAGCGCCATCGAGGCAGCGCGCCACCACGTCGGCGTCGGTGCAATCGCCGCAGACGATGCGATGGCGGCCGAGCAGCCACACATCGCCCAGCACCGAAACCGGGTTGACCGGCGCGGGGGGTGCGTCGTCCGGATCGGTCAGGCCGGCCGTGCGGTCGGCGAGCAGGTCCGCCAGTTCATCGCCGCCGAAGCCGGTAAGGCCGAGGTCGAAGCCGTCGCTCTGCAAATCGCGCAGTTCGAGCGACAGCAGGTCCTCGTCCCAGCCGGCATTGAGCGCCAGCTTGTTGTCGGCCAGGATCAGCGCGCGGCGCTGCGTTTCGGTCAGGTGGCCGAGCCGGATGCACGGCACTGCAGGCATGGCGAGTTGTCGAGCGGCGAGAACGCGACCGTGCCCCGCGATGATGCCGCCCTCGCCGTCCACCAGCACTGGATTTGTCCAGCCGAACTCCCGGATCGATCCGGCGATCTGTGCCACCTGCGCGTCGCTGTGCGTGCGGCTGTTGCGCGCGTAGGGCACCAATTCTTCAATCGGCAGGTAGACAACCGTGAGAGCGGTCAAGCGATGCTCCGGGCACAAGAAAGCCGGCGAGGGTTTCCCCCGCCGGCTGAGAAATGAGGCACGTGTTCGCGCATATCACCGACGTACCACGCAGCGGCCCGCAGGTCAAGCCCGCGACTAACGGCAAGGCCGTTAGCGCGTCGTGCAACGTTAACGCGCGGTCACGTCCCGCAGATCCGTCGTCATGCGCTCATGGTGCGAACCTCAGCAGAGTGAGGACTGATGCGGTGGCGGCCACCAGAACCCCAATCATGGTGGTGACGGCGACGATGGGCGCCAGCCATCGGTCGATGCCGTGTTTCTCCGCCTCGGCGATGAGTTTCCGCTGTTCGGCGTGGAATTTGTCGCTCTCTTCCTGATGGCGTCTGATCCTGGCTATCTGTTCGGAAATGTCGAGTTGGTCTTTCTCCACTCCGGTCATGCTTCCGTCCTCACTCCAGCAACACGAGCAGCCCGCCGACATGCAGCAGGATGCCGCCGACCATGCGCAGGACGCGACCGGTCAGCATCAGCGTCTCCACGTCGGGAACGTAGGTGCTCCAATTCAAAACGGGTGTTAAAACAGCGTCAGCCATT